GACCCAGCGTTACAAAGACAGCGAGGCAGTCCAGAAAGAAGCGGAAGCAAAGTATGGCGACACCCTAACTACTGGTCATTCGCAGGGCGGGATTTATACCAAACTTGCCAAGAACAAGAAAGGTATTATAGATATCAATCCTGCCTCTATGGGAGAGGTTGCTGAAGAAGGGACGACCATTCGTTCCAAGTCAGATCCTGTTTCGCTCCTCGCTGGTGTGAGAAATCTGTTCTCTAAAAACAAAAAGAACATTACGACCTCTGCCAAGGCAAACCCACTGAAAGCACACAGTCTGGATATCTTGGACGAGGTCGGCGACGTTGAACTTGGAAATGGTATAAAAGGTAGAGGAAAGAAGTTCTCACATAAACAACTCACCGATATCATTCTCCATAAAAACAAGGTCATTGAGGATTTAGAAAAGAATGCTTATGGGGAAGGTATTAGCGGAACTGTTCAATCCGTTGTATTTGATAAATCCAAATATAGTCCAAAGAAAGCAATGAAATGGTTAAAAGAAAATGGATATGTATGTCATAAACTAGATGAAGAACCCAATACTCTACGGTTTAGACAAATAGAACCCGAGGATACAATGGATTACCGAACAAAGAAACTTGGTGACTCAGGTATATCTTTGGTTCTTGCCTATAAAAAAATATCTGGTAATGGTATAATGAATATGGCAGGTTGTGGAGGAGTTCATCATCACTATCATATATTACCAGATGGAAGCAAGACCAGTCTAGAAGTGATGAAAGGCATGGGTTTTGAAAGCATGTTACGAGATGTTGGAAAGTATGTCCAACCCCTTGCTGATGCGGGTATGGACAGAGCGATCAAAGAAATCAAAGGAAGTGGTATGAAAGGAAGCAAAGTAATGAAGGAAAAAATGGCAAAGTTACGAGCAATGAAAGGCAAAGGAGTAGAGGATGACGATAGCGACCATGATAAAGATGACGATAGTGAGAGCGACGAGGAAATGCTGATGAAAGGCAAAGTAATGGCAGGTTGTGGAAGGAAGGGTCGGTTTGTGAAGGGTAGTCCAGAAGCAAAGGCATGGGGTGAGAAGATGAGAGCAATGCGTAAAAAATAATTAATGATTTTTTTGATGTCTTGCTTCTTTCGCTTCCTTTGCCTCATTTTAAAGAATATATCCGCCGAAAAAAATAAACAGAGAATATAATGTTTGAATTGCCCATAGAAATACAAAGACGTATCTACGAGTTTGATCCAACTTATAGGGTTGTATTAAATGACATCATTCGTCATGACATTCCCGATCACAGACTGAAACAACATCGTCTCTATCCATATCTGTTGGATTTCTTTGAGGACATCTCCTATGACTATGACAATGCGATGTATTACTACACCGATGATGGCGGACAAGCACAAGTGTCTTTCATTGACGATGACTTCAATCACATTACGGACAACTTCGTTCCTGTTGGAGATACGATCACCTACCAAGGCACTGACATTGGTTACCTGTTAGAAGGTTACATGACCCCCAGTGACGATGACAGTGATTATATGGAAGATACGGACGATTTTTCCGATTGATACGAAATAATCATATAAACATTATATCATTATTAAGTCTTTAAACAGTATTAACCGATTATTAAGAAAGAACTAAAGTAATTAATAGATAAAAGTGTTTAAAGGCGTAATTAAAAATTTTTAATTTAGGGCAATCTATTATAATATCTTTTTAAATCGTTTATTAATCTTAATATTTGAATTATTCTGTTTAAATACTTAACAATTGAATAATAAGTGGAAGTGAAAGTTCACTTATCATTCTTTATGAGACTATTCCGTATCAACCGCAGATGTCCGTCAGCATTCGCACAGGGATCTCGTAGTGAATTCCATCGTTGTTTGAACCTGTATTACGGTTGGCAAAGATCCGTTGCTTGTTGAACGTATCAAACAAATCTTTCTCATATTCAATGTAACAGGTCTTGTCTGTAAAGTGAAAGACGAAGTATTGTTTGGTATCCACATCTCTGACCTTGTGAACGGGTAGGATCGTTGTGGGATATTGTGTCTTTTTGTTACGGCGGGACTTTACCTCCCAAGAGGTTCCGTCACTACTTTCGTAATCATAGATGCAGAACTGACCATGCTGTTCTTTAGTATTTTTAATTTCAGGATTGGAAAAGGTCTTCCGTAACAGATCCAATACATATCCTTCTTTTGCTAAACCAAATTGTAAATCTGTTTTGACGTTCAACATATATAGATTATTCATATATAATATTCTCCTTTAAATGATTAATTAAACGATAGATTAATAATTAATTTCTTTCCCTAGATTATATGGACGATCTGAAAAAATACATTGAGAAGAAACGTCCTTCGCTATCAGCGTCCTCTATTACAACCTATGCCTCCATTTTGAAAAGTCTTTTCAAGAAGGTATTTGGTGATGTAGAAATGGATCACAAGAAGTTTGATGAAACTGCTAAGATTATCAAGTTCCTTAAAGACATTCCGCCTAACCGTCGCAAGACCATTCTGTCTGCTTTGGTTGTGGTGACTGATGAGAAATCCTATAGGGAACTGATGTTAGAAGATGTCCGTAATTACAACAAGGAAATTCACAAGCAAGAAAAGACGGAAACCCAAGAAGAGAACTGGGTGGATGGTGACCAAATCAAGGGCGTTTGGGAAAGTCTGAAAAAGGATGCAGATCTTCTTTACAAGAAAGCGTCCCTCAAACCATCTGACCTACAACACATCCAGAACTTCATCATCATGTCGCTTTTGGGTGGGGTATTCATTCCGCCAAGACGTAGCAAGGATTATTGTGATTTCAAAATCAAGGATCTGGAAAAAGACAAAGAAAACTATTACGAAAAGGGCAAAATGATATTTAATTCGTATAAAACTTCCAAAACATATGGTCAGCAAATCATTGAAGTCCCGAAACCATTACAGAGCATTCTCAAGAAGTGGATCTCCGTAAATCCGACACCGTATTTGTTATTTGACAGTAACATGAATAAACTCACTTCTGTCAAATTGAACCAGCGATTAAATAAGATCTTTGATGAAAAGAAGATCTCTGTCAATGCTCTCCGACATTCCTTTCTGACAGATAAGTATGCTGAACACAGCAAAGTGGATAAGGAACTTTCTAAAGACATGAGTGCGATGGGTTCATCTACAGGAATGGCAGACACTTACATTAAACTTTCATAATATCCATTCCCTTTCCTGTATCCTGACCCATAATATCATGAGTGTTTGCTATAACCTCAATCTCCTTACGCAATTTAGCGTCAGGTGATTGAAAGAACATTTTGAGAACATACTCATTCTTTTTCCAATCAATGCTTTTGTTGAGATCGTCAAACAATGCCATGAAATTGGCAACGTCGTCATACAAGTCTCTTGACCGATGTTCCCACACATTGATAAAGTGAAGAAATGCCATACAAAAATAACCACAAGCATTGTTCATAAGCGACTGGACATCTGCTGTCGTAAAAGGCAACTTCTTTCCAGTATTTTCTAGAACAAACCTTTTAATGTTTTCTGCTGGAGGTTGTCCGTAAGGATCAAAAAAGATAGGTTCGGTTCGTCCATCAGGATACTTGTTGACCTGAAGGCATGTCCAGTGCGTTCCGTCGTTTTTGTTTCCTTCTTCATCCATACTGTCATCCATATTGATGATGTATGCTCGGTTGTATTTCATTTTTCCCTTAAGTTCGTCCTTAAAACAAACCGTCTCCAACGGGACGCCCATTTTCTCAGCAAGTTCATAGAGTTGATGATCAGTCAGCATATAATTAAGCAAGAGATAAAAAATTGGATAATTAGGCATATTCTCCACCCCTTGCGAAACGCTGGTATTGAGGTGGCAGTGTGTATTGGAATTGGAAGTTGCTTGAAAAAGGTTTGGACTGAAGAGCAGAAGGAAGCGACTGGTTTGCTCCTACAAATCCACCCCCTCGTCCGACGATGCTATTCTCCCGACGCAACCCATACCCTGCCCGACCACTCGCATACAGACCTGAACCCGCATATAGACCCATTCCATCATCCGCTTCTTCCACATCTATATCATTTATTCCTTTACCTTTCATTTTGCCCTTTTTAGAGCGGGGTCTCTTGCTTTCTGGAATAGGATCAAACTGGGCAGGGTTTCGCAAATATTCAGGAACAATAGTAGGTTCAGTCATAAGTTGGCGGTTCATCATCCCTGCTTGGCGACGGTGTGCCTCCAGATTACCCATAGATGCCCTCGCAAGATTGCCATATTGAGTGCCAAGATCCTTATTCATTGCCTGAAGCGTCTCATTGTGTGCTACTGCTCCTTGTAGCGTCTTGGGTGCGTTCACATCCCGATTACCCGTCCTGTCCGAGTATCCTTGGTATTTTTCTGGGTTGTCCAAATAGTCTGAGGCAAAGGATTTTCCTGCGTCTCCTGCCATTTTACCCAGTTGGCGTCCCGCCATTCCCGCCAAAGGAACTAACTCAGGTTGTCCCAATGCCAATGCGACGCCCGACAGAGCAGACGCTCCAAGGTCGGGCGCGAGTTCCGCCACCTTGCTGATGCCTTGTTTGACAAAGGGTTTGACTTGGTCTGCTCCTTTATAGATAACGTCCTTTGCCTTGGTGCCAATGGTTTTTTCTACAAAGTTGTCAAAGTCTCGTCCAAATATACCTGATCCTTTCATGTCGGGGTGTGCTTTTTTGTTCGCCATTAGTTCTTCAGGAGTGAGTTGGATTTCAACCCCCTTTTTCTTCTTAAAGGTCTTGGTCACCTCATCGTATCGGTGTGGATGAACAATCAGGTTGACCCCTTCGCCTTTCATTGCTTCAGACACCCGAACCTTGTGACCATTTCGCAACTTGGATAATTGTTTTTTACTCACTTTGACATGAAGCATTTTATCCATTATAAAATAAGGTAAGAAAAAAATAATGACCTTATCTTAAAATTTGCTAATGCCATCGTCTGACGTTTTCATACAGCGATAAAAAGAAGATATATCAAAATAGATTTATGAGTAGGAACTCGTTATACTCTGGTGCCAGTGAGGATATCGATCTGGATATCGCAACCATATTCCAAGAAGCAAAAGAGATCAATTGCTTTGGCGGACTGGTTCGTTCCAATGATCTGGACGCTCTTGGGGACACTCTCCTCCACTGGAAGCATTCGGGAGACGTTCACATACCAGTAGCAGTATTCCATCTCAAAACCAAGCGAATTCATGAGACCGCTCGTAAGACCATCCGTCATACCCGCATTGACCGCATTCTGTCCGTAAAGTTGGTTATTGAACTGCTCAAACGAGTAACGCTCGGTATTGTAGATGACGTTCTGACCCGACACCACCACATTGAAGTTGCTGAAGAGGCAGAGAGGACTGGTGGCACAAGATCCAGCGGGGTCAAATGGTGACTGGTAAACAGGAACACCTTGAGTGATACCCGTATTTGCCGAACCCGCCGAAACGGAGTAGTATGGCAAGAGAAGCACTGACTTGAGATTTGCGATACCGTTGGTCAGAAGGTTGTTGAACTGGGCGTTACCCGCAACGTTGAGCACCTGATACTGGTAGACATCGGTATACTTGATGGACTTGACTGGCGACGACAAGTATGCTTCCTCAAACACTGGGTTGAAGGTGTAGGCAGGAATGTAGAGATACACCGACTTGGCAAGAGGACTGTCCGAGTAAGCACTGAAAGCGGTTACCTGCGAGTTCAAGCACCTTGCTCCGACCTGAACGGTCGCAAGATATGTTGCGACTGTTCCGTCCCCTTGAGCACCCATTTTCAGACCTCCCTGACCGCTACCCGCTGACGCAATCATGAGAGGGTTTACGCCACCTACTGGGTTTGCCACACTCGTAAGGGTTACATCAGTTGGAACGGAGGACGCATTTCCTCCGACCGCAATTGTAGTTGTTGTATTGTTCAAATTAAGAGTAATTTTAAGAAATGCTCCCTTGACCAGTGGACAAGAAGCGAAGAAACTGTGAAGATGCTTGAGGTAAATCGTTGCTGAGACTGCGATCTCCAAAAGACCACCGATTAGCGATCCACTAGTGGTGTTTGACTTCTTGAAGATGTATGACTTCCAAAGGTTCTGAACGGACTGTTGTGGGAGAAGAGTGGAATAGAAACCAGATGCTGTTCCATTTACACCTACCAGACCGTCAAGATCAAAGTTAATATACTGCTGACGAACCGAAAGACCTACGTTACCTGTTCCTGAACGATAGTTGTTAAATGCTCCCGTCAGAGTTGACTGATCCACTGCGTTGGAAGGAGAGTTGGTGTTGTTACATGTTCCCTGACCCGTAGGTTGAGCGACGGCATTGAAAGAGAAAGAAAGAGGGTCGTCTGGGTAGAAACCGATGGTCGCACCCTGCGTAATGATATCACCCCATGACAGACTGGTCATGAGTTTAAAAGCGTTCCACATGTTAATATAAGGGGTCTGTTGAATGATCGTAGTTCCCGCCCAATCCACCGTAATGCTGTGGACAATTGTTCCAAACCAGTTCTTCAAACCAATAGCATAGTCTGCCGAGGAAGTAGATGTCGCAGGTTGGAAAGAACCGTTGGTTGTTGAAAGCGTCAAAAGCATCGGGCAAAGAAGGTATGCCTCCCGATACGACATATATTTGCTAGAATTGCTCAACTGGGAAGTATCAATGACGGACTGGTTGCTGTTGTAGTTCTGGTTCATGTTGTCCAGAATGTTAACCCAGTCCTTGCGAACGAAAACATTTGGAGAACCATCCACTTCCTGCGACAAATCAAACACTAGTTTATCACCGCTCATTATAGTATAGGATAAGATAAAAAAATATATCTCATCTTATAAATTAAATTTCCTTAAAAACGTTCACAGATTAAAATTGATGTTTCGGACTTTCTTCTTTTTGGGAGCAATGCTTAAACTTTCCAGTTTTTTGGACAGTTTTCCTAAACCCTGTCCCGAAAGATGGGCGTAAGGATCTCTGCCTGTCATGGCGGTGTATTCTCCTACACTTTCGTAAGCGGATGCTCCTCCTGCCCCGCCCCTGTTCAACAAAACCGATCCCATGCCCCGACCGCTCATATACTTTCTTGTTCCTATAGAGATACTCCTGTTGCTCATCGGCAGATAAGCGAGATGTGGCATTATATAGTATCGCTATAAAAAAACTAGCACCCGTCCATCCTTTTCTTAATCTTCTGGCGTAAGTTACGATATTTGAGCGTCGTCATCAGCAGACTGTTCAACAAAGCAAACTGCTTCTGTAGTTCGCCTTCTTTGGCGTCATC